ACATACTACTTGTCCTGCATCATTAGATTCAATCACCACATAACACTCATTATAATGTGTAGCATACTTGTATATCATGTCAGGAAGTAATAAAGGGCTTATCATGTTATCACGGTACGTACACACCTGCACAAAGGGGTTACATGAGACATCTATGACTGTAAATGTGGAATAGTCTTGGCCTCTTCCTCTAGATACGTCAACAAACATTAAATAATTATGGCCTTCCTCTGGTTGATTCCATATCTTTACATTATTAAGCATTTCTATAGGATTCATAGCTCTTAGTGCTAATAAGATATCTGCAGATATTAATGTATTACCTGTACCATGGAATGAGTTGCCAAACTCTTGGTCAAACTGAAGTTCAGATGTATTCTCAATAGTCATCTTCCTCCATTTCTCATCTCTTCCAGGTACATCCCACCAGTCTACACGCGTGGCATCAAATTCATTTGTTCCTTGAAGAGCTCCTTCATATAGTTTATGGAACATATTACCTATACCATTGGCTGTAGATGTGATAATGATCTTAGATGTTTTACCTGATGAGATAACCGGATAGGTTGATGTATAAAACTCAGCGGCGTTATCTACAAATGCGAACTCGTCAAGGTATACAAGGTTAAGTGACATACCACGAATAGAGCTTGATGATGTTGCTGCTGCGATGATTCTACTATTATTTGAAAAGCCTATGGACTTCTTATTGAGTGCATTACAACCAGGTTGTAAAAAGAATGGCAGATTTTCTAACATAAGAGTAATCCTACCAAGCATTTCTCTAGCAATAGCTTCCTTATTCGCTAGGATACCTACAACTTGTTCACCTTTAAAGATAGCATACCATAGAAGATACGCGACCACAGCAATGGATTTACCACTCTGACGACATGCCAGAACGATATTAAATCGATTGGCAGTAAATGTATCAAACATTTTCTCTTGATATGGGTATAGGTTAAAGGGTATTAAGCCTTTATCGAGGTGGATTACTTTACAATATTGTTTTGCAAAATACTTAGGGTTCTTTAAACACTTTGAGTATTCTAGTAATTCCTCTTTAGTCCATGGGTGTTCTACATCAGCACCCCTAACATTAGGATTGCCTAAGTAGTTACTCTCTATCATCTATCAAATAAGTCCGGTTCGTGTTCTATTACCTTTTCATCGCGTAGCATCTTCTGTAGCTCAGCTGTTGAGCCAATAAAAACATTGTTGTTTGTTCCAGTAAGAGCAGGAGTATCATCTTTATCTTGTTCCTTTTTACTCTTATGGAGTTTAAGAATCTTCTCGCCTATCTCAGCATTATTTTTAATTAACTGACCAAGTACTTCGAATGCTCTTGGGTGTTCTGACTCACGAGCAAGGTCAAGCATTAATTCTATTGCTTCATCACCTTGCTCCGCTAAGTCATAAAATTGTTTCCTGACTTTCTGATAGTCGGAATCAGTTTTAGTGTTCGTGCCAGTCGATATGGGCTTCTGGGTTTTCATCTCCATGCTCATGGTCGTCTTCGTGTTCCTGTGGGTTCTCATAATCTGTATTCCATAATTCCATTACACCAAACTTTGTACGGCTCTCATCTTTATTACCGCCCTCATAAGGTATAGCTAAATTTTCTTCAATAAGAGTTTGGTTAGCATCTTTGCCATTTATCTCAATCGTACCAAGTACTCTTCCGAATTTACCTTTCTCCATATCTTCTGTAACTAAAGTAAACTCTCCATTTGTTTCTGCTAATAATTCTATTAGTCTATGCTTTGCAGCTAATCCCCAAGATTTCTCTTGCAAATTTCTTGTCCTACTCTCAGGTGTATCTATACCCATTAAACGGATGCGATCCCTCATGAATACTGAAAAACCTAATTCTATATCTGCGTCAATGGTATCACCATCAACCACTCTTACTAGTTGTGCGTTAAATCTGAACATTGTATTCTCCTCTATACGTCAGTGTCAAAAAAGTTAATCGTTTCAGTGTATGGTTCTTTAAAGCCACCAGCACCATCGCTAGTAGTAGTACCATCCACCGATTGTTGCTCAAATTTATGAGTTGTCGGATCAACATTCTCTGAATAATCAACTTCTGTTTGGAGAATTTGTTTGCTCTTTCCTATACCCCTATAATAACGAATACGAGTTCCGAACTGTAATGTATATATTATAGCTCTTCTCGTAACTAAATCACCCTCATAATCATCATTTAAGGTGACACTCTCTAAAACTATAGGAGTGTCGGTTGTGATATCCATACTTGGAATATCTTTTATTGTTACTGTGTATTCCGGTTGGAACATTGGCAGTATCTGTTCTAATAGCTGCAACCCTTCATCTTGTGTTGCAGACATAATATTTAATTCGAATCCAACTTTATAAACAGCGGGAGCTCCTAATTTATTAAGTTGTAATGTGTCCCCTGTTATAACCTTTGTATAATTCTTATGTTTAGACACACGTGCATTTGCATCATATTCCATACTTGAGATTTCAAATGATATACGAGGTAATGTCATAGCAAGCTTAGGATCACTTGTTTGTTCCGCCATTCTCGCCAATACTTTTTGACGTGGAGCATAAGCTAAAGGAACTTTAATTTTTTTTAATACTTTACCATTAGAATCTGTTTTATGAACTTCTAAGTCATTGAACATAGAGCCAAATACAGACACCATCCTACGGGTTGACTGATTGTACCAATGATTCTCAAACATTATGGATCTCCAAACGGATTAGATTCACTAAAGTCTATAACATCATCACCAACAAATTCGAACTCATCATTATCGGCATATGGATCTCTGTTATATTCAGTCTTAGTGGTGCCAGTTAAGTCAACAGTAATTTGCCTTGAGCTACCAGATGTTTGACCAACAAGTAAGCGTGTAGCATGTACTGCATGTTGCATAAAGGTTCCATCTCCGTTTGTTGATTGGTGTGGCGATACAATTGTTACTGTATAAGTTTCTGTATCAACGGCTTCATATCCGGCAATCTTACCAATTATATTAATATTAGTACCACCACCATCGGTAGAACCGGTATATTGATGCACATACTCACCAATCTCAAAGTGATTAGTGTTGGCCGTAGCTGTAGTTGTGTATGAATAAGCACTAGCATATAGTAATTCTATATTATCAATCTCTGGCATACCAGTATCAAAATTCTGATCATTGTATTCAAACAATTCAGCAGTAAGAGTATAGGTAGGAAGATCTGCTAATTGATAGAAAGGATTCTTAGGTTCAACATATTTGATTTCAAATATTCTATCAGTCATTGGCATGTATATAAGATCACCTTCACCAGGTTTACTGAGTGATTGATGACCTAAATCACTAGCAAGATTCATACCTACAACATGATCCCAGCGTTTCGCAGGGATTACAAAGTTACCTTGGTCACGAATCTCTAATCCAAATTTACTTAATAGATTACCATCGCCTTCAAATCCTTCGACGTTTTCTATAAAGCATTCTATTGGAAATGCATGACGATATTGATTGAGTGTTTCGTTTAATAATGCATCTTCATATATTTGTTCTCGCGGGATGTATACTACATCTTGACCAAACATTTTAATGCTTTCAAGTACTAAGTCTTCGTAGAGGTCCTGCTCCGATCGTACAGCACCATTAAAATATACACTAGTCGCCATTTATTATCCCATTACGAAGTTGTCAGGCATCATCCATGTCAACCTGCATTCTTCTTCTAATCGTTGAAGTTCCTCTATTGCATCATCAAACATTTGACGGCCATTCATTGTTATACCCCCTGGTAATTGAAAGCCCTCAAACTTCATCATGTTCGCTCCCCATTGTCGTTTAATTAATGCGGTAAGATATTTCTTTAAATATAAATCATTATATACATCTGTGTAAGTTGTTGGATCTATAATACTAAATACTTCTAATACAATAAAATCTCCAGCAACTAATTCGCCATAGCCTTCATCCATATGAACTCTGTTTATATGTCTACTAAAACGTATATGCTCTTCTGAA